TTTGCTATTTGAACACGCATATGACCATTAATTACTACATAGTTATCTCCGCTTTTGCGATAAGTAATTGGTGTTTGTACACCTATTGCCGCAATATTATTCTTTAGAGCTTTATATGCAGGGTTTTTACCATTTACTACCTTTGAGCGTACATTGCCCTCAGATATGATTTTATCTATTGGTATTGTATTCATGGGGTTTTCTCCTTTTTATTTATATTTATATATAGGGGTTAAGTAATCTTGTGTTGGTCTTTTAGACAATTCTTCTGCCAAGTCTTTGTATTCTTGAGTGTCTTTACCATGCTTTGTAACTCTGCGACCATCATCAGTTGTTGTTACAAATATTGTATTGCCTAATTTTTTATGTGCAAAATACAAATGCTTTGTATCCATATCAGCTATTAATATTTTGCCTTTAGATGAACTAGTGTAATATTTAGCCATTTTTCTCCTCCAATGTTTTATTTATATTTTCTAATGCGTGATGTATAATTAACATTCTTTTTGATACGCCTTCTATTTTACCTGCAATTAGTAATAATGCCTCTATTAGTATTCTTGTAGCCCATCTGTCATTTGCTAAATTAAATTCTAATCTTGTATCATTTACGAAGCCACTTAAATACTTTGCAAAATCTTCTATACTATGTTCATTATGTTCATCCATTTTGTTCCCTCCTTTTTTCAAAATATAATATTTCTGCATCAGCAAGTGCTTTAATCAATTGACTTACTGCTATTTTGTCATTATAAACTAGTTTTTCTTTTATTTGTTGATACTCATCAACTGACACTAGTCTTTGTTCATATACTTTTTCCATCAATTCATCTCTCCATTTATTGCATCATCTATTGTTGGTCTTTTTGTTTTAAATGAACCATCTTCATTGAGATCTTTTTTATCTATCTGTTTTAAATCAGCCATTGCTTTTTGAAACTCTAACAATAGTTCTTTGCATACAGTATAATCTATAGCTTTTCTAAAACCATTATCTGGTACTGATATTACTTCAAACATGCTTTTTGTTGCTTCCATAGCAGTGTTCACATATTTAATTAGATTTTCGTCAAATCGTGGTTTCATATCTACACCAGTATGATGTTCTATTTCTTTATGCCATATCATTACTAGGTCATATATCATTGCGTTTAGTATTGCAACGCTCAATGCGATGCCTTTTTGTTTTGTTTTATTCATTATCGTTATCCTCTTTTCGTTATTATTTAAAATTATATAGGTATGACTAGGGCGACTTGCGGAGTCCTCAGTCTGCCATGACGTAAACAGACTTCCCTAGCCATACCATGTTTGCTCGGAAACCTAATTGTAGGAGATTTTATACCGAGACTCACCACTAACCATCGTAAACTAACAATCCATGTGTTGTTCCGAAGACTTGATAGCATGTTTTACATTGTCTTTGTATTACATGGTCTTTAGAATGAACTTCAGAACTTTTTAAAATAGTTTCATCATATATATTTTTCTTCCAATGTCTACGATGTGTTGTGTAGTGGTCATTGCAATATACACAGAAGTATATTTGTTTATTTTTTTCGCACATTTTTATTTCTCCTTCCGTTTGTTTCTAGCATATATATACAGTGTCTGATGCCTGACACATAGCCTTTATTCCATGATGCATCTTGCGACAACATACCACCAGCCTCAGCTTCGACTACTGAACTTAATATGTTTTTTAGTTTATTTATTGCTCTGTTACTCATTTTCGCCATGTGATGTCTCCTCCATATTAAAATAATATTTATTATCATCAGTTTCTTGAACAATCTCTGCTTTATATTCATGTCCGTTGATTGATATTATGGTTTGTGCTTTTATTATTTCCATTGCGTTATTCATATCGTTAGTTTCCTTTTTTGGTTGTGAAAAAAATTGACCAACTAGGCGTTCTTTATAAGCACCATTACATGCTCACCTAGCTGGTCTTCGGGGTAACAATTAACTATGACTTGTATCATCTTGATGTTGAGCAAACATATTGAGTCTATATCTCTCACTTGAATCAACACATATCATACATTTGCACGAATCTGACGAATCGCACACATCAATCACATTATTATTTGTATCAAATATCATCAAGAAGTGGTCTGCGTTTATCCCATCTCTCATTAGAAGTCCTCCGTTTTAGTTGGAGCGATAGGCATTGTAGTGTTTAACGTAGAGTGTATCTTATAATAGCGTAATTCCTCTACTACAGACTTATGCTCATCCAACAGTAAGTGCATCAACATCATCATAATCATGACGACAATCAGCCCTAGATATGTTGTTGTTTGATAAAATAAACTCTGTGATTTATAGTTAGTCATAATAGTTTTCCTTTGTGTTTACGTATTTTAGTGGACAATAAAAAAACCTCCCCCATCAGGGGGAGGCTAACAAGTCTATAGGTATAATTGACCTGTCTTGGTGTCAAGCTTTGCAATGGAGCCAAACTCTGCTTCCATCTCAGCCCTTGACCAATCGTTCAGCTCTTTGCCGAAGATTGCTGTGGTGATAGCATCCTCATCCAATGGTTCCTGAGATTGCTTACCGATTGGATTAAGATAGTTAAAGCTACCCTTAGTCTTGGACTTAACCTTAGACTCTTGGAAGGTTCTATTGGTATAGTACCAACGACCAGACTTAGCTTTAGCAAGATAAACTGTGATTAGATTTTCATTATTCTTAGACATGATGATGCCCTCCTATATTATGATTAAATGAGATTCTATGAAAAACAAGTGGTTGCCGAATCTCGAAAAGCAACGCATAGGGGGATACCACACAATATGGAGTGAATACTAAAATGCTACAATTTTTAAAGTTTGATCTTTTGGGAATGTAAATATTGGGTCTGCATATTGTGTATTGTGTGTGCCTGACCCTATTCCCAATTTAAAGCAAAAAAGCATGTTTGTCAAGACCTTTCAAATATGTGTATATTATTGCATGAAAAAATATAGGTTAGTAATTATGTATGATGATGATAAAGACGAAGTTGAATCAATAGAAGAAACGTTGGATACAAGTTCTCGAGTAGAACTGCCTGAAAACATGACTTATATAGATAAATGTATAACCCCATTCTTCGGAAAAGACCCTAACAAATACGATGAGCTAATGTTAATCAGTATAGATAGTGGATTTGTAATAGGAGATGCGTAGTTATACAGTTAAAAAAATAGAACATAAAGTTTATGACGACCCTACCGAAGTACCCGATGACCTAGTTATACAACCCGATTGGAAAGTTTCAGAAATTGGAGATTGGGTCTTGTGCGATGATGGTTCTGTTATCGAAATTCTAAGGCAAGGTTGGGTAAAATTTCGTAAAACTCGTTACCGATACGTTGGTACTTGTACAGGAACTTTTATTTGTAAACCTAATATTAAAATGGATTCTACAAAACGAAGGAATATTTATTCTTTCGGTGGTGATAAAAATACCTTAGATTCTATAAAGGATAGAAAAAACCTCACGACTCAGGAAATGTTGTTTGCTAAGTTTGTAGCAAATGGTATGAACCCTGAAGAAGCCTACCTAAAGGTATATAAGACAAATAATGTCGCATATGCAAAAGAACGCTCTGCAATTTTAGTTAAACAAGAGAGAGTTGTTATGGCAATAAAAGAAGAACTTGATGACGTTTTTAAAGATTTAGGAATTGATCTCAAGTACTTAATATCTAAAGCAAAAGACGAATTAGAAATTGGTGAACGACCAGCAGATAGATTAAAGGCTTTACAGATGTTATGGGATGCGGCAGATGTCGTTCCAAAAGGCACAAAGGTAACTCAGTTATCAGGTGCAGTTTTTCAAGGATTTAATCAAGATTCATTATTAAATGCAAAGCGACCAGAACTCAAAGAATAAAAAAGCGAGGTACGATGGATTTTCTAGCGATTTACAGCGAAGCGGGTATGATAGGTGTCGTAGGGGCTTTGTTAGTGTATATGGTCTACTCTATGAACAAAAGAGGGTCGGAGCAGGCAGACGCTTTACAAAACCTAAAAATAGAAAACAAGGGTCAGAGTGAGACTCTTGAGAATATGGAAGGTATGATAATTAAACTTATAAATAGGTGGAATCAATCAGACGATAAATTAGACAGGAAATTTGATGACCTAAATAGAAATGTAAATGACCTTGATAATCAAGTGTCAGAAATAAAAGGTTCACTAAGTCGAGTGAATGGCAAACACTAAGGAATAAAAATGGAAAAGAAAATACCAAAAGGAAAAGGAAGAGTTGTGAGTTGGATGTTTGGTGGTAAAAAATATTATGGAAGATTTTTACGAGAAACAGATACTCACATTTTTGCAAGAACTCATAATAATAAAATTAAAAAAATTAGAAAGAAGGGCAAATAATGCCTAGTTCTCCAGCATGGCAAAGAAAAGAGGGTAAGTCTAAAAGTGGCGGACTTAATGCTAAAGGTCGTGCAAGTTATAATAGAGCCACAGGTGGTAATTTAAAAGCTCCTGTTACTAAAAAAAATCCAACAGGTAAAGCTAAATCAAGACGTAAAAGTTTTTGTGCTAGAATGTGTGGCATGAAAAAAAGATTGACAGGAAAGAAAACTGCCAATGATCCAAATAGTAGAATAAACAAAGCACTTCGCAAATGGCGTTGCAAGTGTAGTTAGGAGTTATATATGCCTTATGGAAAGGGAACTTATGGTTCAAAGCGTGGAAGACCACCAAAGAAAAAAAGTCCAATGAAGCCAAAACCTAAACGTAAAAGGAAAAGCAAATAATGAATGAACCGAAACGCTCTGTCGAAGACGACATAATAGATGGTTTTAATTACGAAGATGCATATTGGCAGAGCGTATTCGATGTTGATTTTGAAGTAGACGAAAGCGAAGAAGATGCATAAACCAAATCATAAAACATTAGGAATGAAAGTTGCTGAGCTTTTACCTAGTCAACACCCTGATAGAGAAAGAGCAAAAGAACAAGAAAGAGGGCTGCAAGAATTTATAGATTTTTTTGTTCCTCAAAGTGGAACTGATATAGCGTTATCTTTTGCACCATTTGGTCTTATAGCAAAAAAAGCAAGTAAATTAGGAAAACCTATTGTAAAAGAATTGTCAAATAAAGTACAATTTTTACAAGATATAAAGTACAGAAGAGATTTTAATAAAAGAGTTGCTAGTGGTGAAGAAACTCAAAAAATGTTGTCAGAAATGGATGAGGCAAAAACATTTGTTAATGATTGGATGGATGCACAAAGAACACCATCGGCTGAATATTTAAAAAAGAATATGGTGTATGATAAGCCTGTGATGAAACAAGCAATAAATAGCACTGATGAGTCATTGCAAGTTGTTGAAGAAACACTGGGTGCAGATGGACCTTTTGGTAGATATAGTTATGGTAGTATAAAACCATTTGATGATGTTGATTGGACAAAAAATCCTCCAACGGGTTTTAAATTAAAAAATTATATAAAAGACCCAAGTGAATTACAAGCAGTTAGAGAAGAATTAGCAAAAATAGCTTCAGAGAAAAAAGAAGCCTTAGATTTTATAGGGTTTCCAAAACCTTCTAGAAAAATTATATTAAATAAATCTTTTATGCAAAACTCTAAATATGCTTTAAAAGTAGAAAGAGAATATGGCATTCCTTTTGAAGTTTACAGAAAAGCTTTACTAATTCATGAATATACACATGCAATTACAAGAGGAGATATGGGATTGCCAAAAGAGTTTAAAAAATTTATTAGGATGGCAAGACGAGCAAGTAAAAAAGAATTAGGTGCAAGAGTTGAACCTGGTGCTATGCATTATAGCGGTTTTCGAGAAAAATATGTGCCATCAACTTCAGAATATATATCATATTTAGAAAGTCCTACAGAAGTATTTGCAAGAATAATGACTATGAGATATTTGTTAAAAGAAACTCCAGAAGCAATTACAAAGATGTCAAGGCGTATACAACCTTCTGAAGTAAAAAATATAGAGCCTTATAATCAATTATTAAGAATATTTAGTCCAAAACAAATTGAAAATTTATATAACAACCTACCAGCAATGCTTCCTGTAGGTTTATATAGTGCTTCTCAACTAGATGAAATAGCAGAAAAAATAGATGAACAAAATTGAAAATATTAGTGTACAAGAAGAAGCATTACAGTTAGCTAAAAAAGATTTAATATCATTTGGTAAATTATTTTTACCTGACGATTTTCTTAGAAGTGAAACTCCTCCGTTTCATTACGAAGTAGCAGACACTATTAACAATCCTGATAAAAAACAAGTGGCTATCATTTTGCCTCGTGGTCATGGAAAAACTGTACTTACCAAAGCCTCTATACTCCATGACTTTCTCTTCTCTAGTGAGCCACAATTTTATGGATGGGTGTCTGCTACTCAAAAACTTGCAACAGGCAATATGGATTATGTGAAATATCATTTAGAGTTTAATGAGAAAATTCATTATTACTTTGGTCAGCAAAAAGGCAAGAAGTGGACTGAAGAAGATATTGAATTGCAGAATGGATGCAAACTTGTCTGTAAATCTAACATCTCAGGTATTCGTGGTGGTGCTAAACTGCATAAACGATATGACCTAATAATATTGGATGATTTTGAAGATGAGAATAATACACTTACTCCAGAGAGTAGAGCAAAAAATGGAAACCTTATCACTGCGGTTGTTTATCCTGCTTTGGAGCCTCATACTGGTAGGCTTCGTATCAATGGTACACCTGTGCATTTTGATAGCTTTATTAATAATCTTTTGACTAATAATGAAAAAGCTAAAAAAGAAAGAAGAAAATTTGCATGGGATGTTATTACTTATACTGCATTAGATAAAAAAGGAAATAGTTTATGGGATAGTTGGTTTCCTGTTAGTAAGTTAGAAGAGAAAAAGAAATTTTATTCTGATAGTGGAATGCCTCATAAGTTCTATCAAGAATATATGATGCAAGTTCAAAGTGAAGAAGATTCTATATTTAGTAGAAATCATTTAAAATATCACGATGGTACATATAAAATCGATGAAGATACAGGAATACCATACATTTATATTGATGGCAAAGAAAAACCTATTAATGTATATGCTGGAGTTGACCCAGCTACAGATAGTCAAAGATCAACATCTGATTATAGCGTTATTATGGTTGTTGGAGTAGATGAAGAAAATAATTTATATGTTCTTGATTATATAAGAAAAAGAGGAATACCTGTACTTGGTATTTTAGGAGAAGATAAAAAAGGCATTGTTGATTATATGTTTGATATACAAAATACATATAATCCTAACTTATTTGTTGTTGAAGATACTACAATGTCAAAACCTGTATTTCAATCTTTGCGTAGTGAAATGCGTAGAAGAAATGATTTTAGTGTAAAATTTAAAGAAGAAAAGCCTGGGACTAGACAAACAAAACTTGATAGAATACAGGGAATACTTGCTCAAAGATTTGCAATAGGCACAATTCACATAAAAAAAAGTCATTTTGATTTAGAACATGAAGTATTAACTTTTGGACCAAGAATGGCTCATGATGATACTATTGACGCATTAGCCTATGCATGTAAATATGCATCCCCACCTAAAAACCTTTCTGCCTCTAGTCGTGGAATATATTCAAAACATAAACCAAGACCAAAATCTTGGGTAGTAGCATAGGAGAGAAAATGAGTTTAAAACTAATTGCATTAAAATTAGCGGAAAAACAAGCTGATGAACTTGGCAAACAAGCAGTTGAGTGGGTTCAGTCTGAAGAGTTTCAAGAAAATTTAGCTAGTAAAATAAATAAAAAAATTGACATACCTTTTGTATCTGAAGAAAAAGAACAGATTTTTTTTGAAAAGTGTGTTGATTTAATTGCTGATATTATCGAAGGTTTATTTAAGGATAAATAATTTTGACACAAAAAGATAAAGTAAATAGAATACATACACTTTTTGATTCTGTAAATGACGAATATAGAGTTGATTGGGAATCAACGAATCAAGAAGGTTATGATTTTTATTTGGATAATCAACTTTCTAAAGCAGAAGTAGAAGCTTTAGAGGGGCAAGGGATGCCTACTTTTACAGTAAACAGGATAATACCCGTAGTTGAAATGTTAAATTTTTATGCAACTGCGAACAATCCTCGATGGCAGGCGATTGCTCAAGAGGGTAGCGATAGCGATGTTGCTGCTGTGTTTAGTGATATTGCAGATTATATATGGTCTCAAAGTGATGGTGCTACCCTCTATTCAAATGTTATAAATGATGCAGTAACTAAAAGCGTTGGCTATTTAATGGTAGATGTTGATGCTAATGCAGACAGGGGTATGGGTGAAGTTGTTATCAAAAACCCAAATAGTTTTGATTTATATGTAGACCCAAAGTCTCGTGATCCATTATATAGAGATGCAAGTTTTATATTATGTAGAAAACTATTGCCTAAAGAGCAATTAATAAATCTATATCCAGAGTATGCATCTAAAATTAAAAAAGCAACAGGTTCTCATAGTGAATATAATTATTCTCCAAATGATGTTGTTAGTGCTGATATACAAGGTAATGATATAAATATAGCGTATGCATTAGATGGTTCTGATAGTCCTCTTATAGAATATATAGAATGTTTTGAAAAAGAAAACAGAGCTTTTTATAATGTATTTATGCGAATACCTCCAAGTGAAAAAGAATTACAAAATGCTCAAAAACAGATTGAAGTAAAATTAAATGAAATGCAAAGAGAAATGGAAGTTTCATTAAAAGAAATGCAAGTTCAAATACAAAAATCTGTTGAAAGTGGTCAAATTTTACCTGAAAGAGCAAAAATAGAAATAGAAAAAGCTATTAAAAATAATGAAGCAAACCTTGCAGAAACATCTGCACAAATGTTTAATGATGTTCAACAAAAATTAATAAAATTAGAAAACAAAGTATTATCTGAAAAAGCATATCAAGTATTATTAAAAGATGAAGTAGCTTCTCAGTTTATTACAAACGCAGTTAAATTTTTCAAAAAAGCTGTAAAGCTTACTTGTATAGTTGGCGACCAGTTCATTAAGGAACGAGACCTTCCAAGTGAACACTACCCGATTATCCCTTTCACATATAAGTGGACTGGTACGCCATTCCCTCTTAGTGCAGTTTCTCCTCTTGTGGGTAAGCAAAAAGAAATAAATAAAGCACATCAATTATTGGTACACAATGCATCATTAGGTTCTAGTCTAAGATGGATGTATGAAGAAGGTTCTATTGATACAGATTATTGGGAAAACTATAGTGCGTCTCCTGGTGCTTTGTTGCCTGTAAATAATGGTTATCAAGCTCCAAGTCCTGTTCAACCTATGCCATTGTCAAATTCATTTGCAAATATTGTTGAAAATGGAAAAAGAGAAATGGAATATTTAGCTGGTATATATAGTCAAGCTATGGGAAATCCTAGTGGTGGTTCTGAAACATATCGTGGTATGTTAGCATTAGATGAATATGGTACAAGAAGAGTAAAACAATGGATGAAATCTTCTATTGAACCAGCATTAGTGCAATGTGGTAAGGTTGTAAAAGATTATAGTCAAGCTGTCTATTCTGCTCATAAAGTATTTAGATTAATACAACCAAGTGCAATGCAAGAAGATAAACAAGTAGAAATAAATATTCCTATGTACAATGATATGGGTGAAGCTATAGGAAAATTTATGGATTATTCATCTGCAAAGTTTGATATAAGAATTATCGGTGGAAGTACATTGCCATTAAATAGATGGGCATATTTATCAGAATTAAAAGAATTGTTAAAGCTGGGTGTTGTAGACGATATTGCAGTACTAGCTGAAACTGATGTTAAGCAAAAAGATAAAATTGCTGAACGTAAATCTCTGTATGCACAAATGCAGAGTAAGATTTCTGACCTTGAAAAGAAAGTAAAGGATTCAGAAGGAATAAGGCAGACTTTAGAAAGACAACTTGTTCAGTCAGGTGTTAAAGCTAAAGTCATGCAAGTTGAAAATGAAGTGCGTAAGAATGCAGGTGATACGATAGTTAAGATGAAAGACACTGCAAGAAAAATGAATAGTGATAAAGAAGTCACTAGGGAAAAATTACGCTTAATCGAACAACAACAAAGGAAAGCAAATGGAAATGGAAACAATGGCAAACCCAGAGATTGATGAAAACACTGTACCTGAAGAAGCAGTAGAAGAAGCAATTTTTGGCTCCAATGACAACCAGTTCTTTGCCGATCTAGACCAAGAGGTCAATGGAATTATCCAAGACGATGATTATGTTGAGGATGTTTCCGAACTACCACAAGTAGAAGAATCGGTAACTCAGGCTCCTGTACAAGGTAACCCTGACTCTGAACAACAATATGTGGATTATGAGAAAAGGTACAAAGACTCTTCAAGAGAAGCACAAAAAATGAAAGCAAGACTTGATGAGATTGAACCTTTTATGCCTATCCTCTCTCGTATGAATGAGGATGAAGGCTTGGTAGAAACAGTTAAAGACTACTTAGTAAATGGAAAGAAACCACAAAACGGGCTTCAATTACCTGAAGATTTTGAATTTGATGTAAATGATGCATTTCAAAATCCCGAAGGTGATAGTGGCAAGTATTTTAATTCGTTAATTAATTCAACTGTGGAACAGAGAGTTAATAATATTCTAGGCGAAGAAAAACAAAAAAATCAGCAACAAGCATTGCAACAAAAACAAGCAAAAGATGCTGAGGCTTTTAAAGAACGCATGAATATTGCAGACGACCAGTTTGATGAAATGATGGATTGGGCTAATAAACATGAAATGACATATGATGATATATATTATATGAAAAATCGTGATAAGATTAGTAATAATGTAAGCAATGCAACGAGGCAAGATATGCTTCAGCAAATGCAAAATGTTAGAAATATTCCTACTAGTTCTAGTTCAGTTAATTCTGTACAAACTAAACAGGACCCAAATAAAAAAGTACTTGATGCTATAAAGAACCTTGATAGTGGAACTGATAATCTATTTAGCTAAGTTTAAATAGAAAAGGAGTTTAAAATGGCAGACAATCCATTTGGACTATCAAATCTTGGTCAAGCACCTTCAGGTGGCGGTGCCGATGTCACAGTTTCACCAAATCAGTCAAAGATTGGTGATTTACGAAGACGATATAATTTCGGTGCATCCGTATCTGAGTTAGCTATTGACCAGACCCCATTTTTTAGATTTATTTCTCAAGTAGGAAATAATCCAACAGACGACCCTGAGTTCAAATCAAGTGAAGAGCGTTCTATGTGGCATAAGCGTTATGCATACTTAGTTGCTATGGATTTAGATGCATCAGATTTTGGTTCTGATGATACATCCTATACAGACTTTTCATGGGCATCAGGTGACCTTGCACAAGACGAAGAGTTCTATGCAAAATTTGAAGGTGATTTCAAATCTGCTGGAAATGTACAATCAATACTTGGTCAAACTGCTATTGCAGTAGGTGCGCCTGGAACTAAACCACAACATTTTCTTGTTGGTCAGTTAATTAAGATTCCAGTAAATGTTATTGAAACTGCTAGTTTGACTTCAGCTGAAGATGATTATGCAATTGATGGTAGTGCTGGTAATGCATCTCCTGATAGTAGAGATTACATGATTTGTAAAGTTCTATCATTAGGGGCACCTACTACTCCAGATGCTGACGCAGTTTATGCTGAATTAAAAGTTGTAAGACCTGCAGTTGCAGTAGCTAGTAGTTATTATGTAATACCTGGAGCTGTTTATGACGATAGCACACCTACTTTTGATGGTATTTCTCTAGCTAATTTAAAAGAGCAAGATAAGTGCTATGCAGTTGGTTCTGCACACGCTGAAGGAAGTTCTTTTCCTGAGTCTTTTAAAGATAGTCCATATCTAGTTCGTACTGGGTATACTCAAATCTTTAAGACTACTTGTCAGATGACTAATACTGCAAGAGCAACTCAGCTTAAACTTGTTCCAGATGAGTGGGCTAGAATATGGAAGAATAAACTCATTGAGCATAAGTATGATATTGAGCAGTCTCTACTATTTGGTAGGGGATATAAAGATGGTACAACATCTTATACTCAAGGTATTGTAGACTTTGCTCTTCAAGAAGGTAATATCTTCTCTTGGAGTACTTCTAAGTCTCAAGATGACTTCTTAGAAGACATGAGTGATTTCTTAGACCCAAGATACAACAATGCTAATGCTACACTTTTTATGTGCAGTACTGAAGTATACAACTGGATGCATAAGATCAGTGGTTACTTAAGTGCTAATGTAGCTAGTGTTAGTGGTAGTGCTGGTCGTTATGACATGGCTATGATTGGCAAGCAGAAGAAATTCGGTCTTGACGTATCAACTATCTCTACTCCTTATGGAGACATGAATTTAGTTCGCAATATACATCTTGATTCAGCTCAAAATGGTGCTTCAATTGTTGCTGTAAATATGCAACATGTTAAGTACAGACCTTTAGCTGGAAATGGTGTAAATCGTGATACTGCGATTTATGTTGGAGTTCAGTCACTTGAGAATACAGGTGTTGACAGAAGGATTGACCTCATTCAAACTGAGGCTGGTCTACAGTGCAATATGCCTGAAGCTCATGCGGTTTGGAAGTAACCTAACCTTATAATGTTGTTTGAGGGGAGAAATCCCCTCATTCAACTAAGGAGTTTATTATGGCGACATGGAATCAACAAATATCAGATATGGCTGGTCAAGTTAGTAGTCAAAGTACTGCTACTCATATGGATAATGCAGTAAAAGATGTTATTAATAAGATTAGCAGAATAAACCCTGAAATGTTATATCTGTTTGCTGGAGAAGAAACAAATTCAGTTGCTAGTAGCAATGTAAACTTAACTGATAATAACTTCATATTAAGAGTAAGTAGAAGAGTTGATGCTGCTGATAGTAGGTATAGAGATTGTAAAGAAATTATGCCTTCTCAAGTAGGAGATTATAGTGATTCTACTAGTCTATATAAGGCTACTAAAGAGTATCCAGTTTTTTATAGAGAAGGAAGTGCAGTAAAAGTTTTACCTTCACAACTTACTGCTGGTTATATTGTAGTAGATAAAGTTATATACGGAACAGTTAGTGGAGGGCAGATTACTGGGTTATCTAGTGGAACTGGTGCAATAGCTAATTTCCCTGAAGGAATGTATCCTATGGTTGTATGTCATGCTAGTATGAATACATTAATAGAGATGATGGCAGAAACTGCGGTTGCAAGTTCATTACCTAATTTAGGAGGTTTATCAATAGATGGAGACCCTATTACTGAGGCAAACTTTGATAGTGCATCTGATATAGAGTTAGAAAATCCTGACCTTTATTTTAGTGTACTTAGAAATTTTATAAATACAGAAGAAGACATAGAACTTGCTTCTGCTCAAATAGAAAAAATTAAAGCATATTTAAGTTGGTATCAAAATGCAATTGAGTTTAACAAGGTAGATTATAATTGGATGACAGAAAGATTAATAATTTTAAAAGATAGATATGAAAAAATGTTTTTGCCTTACATGAGGCAAAGAAGAGAAGATGAAGGAGATAATTAATGGGTTGGCTAGAAATAGATATACAACCAACAACTTCATATTCTATATCTAGTACAGATGCAACAAGTAATTATAGTATTAAAATTTTAGGTACATTTAGTTATGAAAACTTTATTAATGATACTTGGGATGACTTAGTAGCAAAAAATTGGGAAGATGAAAAATGAAAGTAAAAGAATTAATGGAAAGAGTTGGAAGTACTAATTTTGGTTTTACAAAAGCTTATATAACAGATGGTATGAGGGAAATAAATAGCCTAATAGAAGAATCTGTAAATATAGCAAAAACAGATTTAGTTAAAGACCAACGATATTATAATCTGTCCGATGATAATATTCCTGGCTTAGTAAAAGTTTTAAATGTAGCAATACTTGATAGTGATTCTGGAACATATACTAATATCGGAAGAGTAGTTGGTCCAACTAGTGTAGATAAGGATCAAACATGAGCGAACCAGTAAGAATAAATGGAACAAGATATGGTTATTATGTCGAAGGTGGTAATATTGCCATATTAGAACAAAATGTAGAAACAGGTAAATTTGATAGCGTAGAAGCTAGTATTACAAACGGACTATTAGTAAGGTATACAAAAGTACCTGATGCACCTGTAGATGAATCATCTATATTGCCTTTAGATGAAAGTCTTGCTCTTGCTTTAGTAGATTATGTAAAAGCAAAGCAATTTGAGCAACTAGGCGATTATGAAAAAAGACAATTCCATATGAGAGAATTTTTGAAAAAAGTTATGCAATATCAAAAGAATAGAAATGGTGGAGCAAAAATTATTATTCCACGAGGTGCTGGAGTAATAAGATAAAAAATTAATTTTTTAATAACCAATATGACTATGAGAAATTCCAAGCTCGGTAAGTCATAAGAATAGGAGAAAAAAGATGGGAAATATACGAAAGTATCAAGTAGTAGAATCTAATAATATTCAATTAGGTCAAGCTGGTTCGATATTTGATAATTCAGGAAGTGGAAGCACAACACCTAGTAGTGGTGATATAGTTGCTATTCAATTTATAGCAGATAGTACATTTACTACTTTAACACCAGTAGATAGTTCATATATAGGAACATCTGGCGGTGCTGGAGATGCAATAGTTAGTGGAGACACTTTTGGAGCTGGTGTTACTATATTTGGTAGATGGAGTACATTTACATTAAATAGTGGCAAAGCAATAGCTTACATAGGCTAATGAAGAGTTTATCTTTAGCATTATCATACGCAAGTGCAATAACAAGTTCAATAGTTGCTACTATTACTCATTTGTGGAATGGTAATACATCTCTTTGGCAATCAGAAACAGAACAATGGCAAAATATAACAGGATAAGGATTTTATTATGGGAAAATTAACAGGACAATCAATAGCAAGTAGTTATGATCAATTATTAATCGTAGATAATGGCGATGGTATTAATAATAATTTACAAGCTTTAGAAAGTGCAGATACTGATGGTGCTGTATCTGCTTTAAAAATAGCAACAGATAAAGTTGAAGTAATACCAAGTGCAAATGATAATGCTAATGCATTTGAAGTATCAAAAGCTGATGGTACTGCAATAATAACCGCAGACTCTAGTGCAGAAACAGTTGACATAGCTGGACATGATGCAAGTGCAAAAGGGTTAAAACTAGGTGGAACACTGGTAACTGCAACTGCAGCTGAATTAAATGCTTTAGATGGTGGTGCATCAACAGGTGGTGACACAATAACTTCTACTTCTAATGTAATAGTTGATATTGGTGGAACAACTCAAAAGAAATCAGTTGAAGACTTACAAGTAAATTTTGAAGATTACTTTGCAAGGATGATAACATTGCCTTTATGGAATGCTAGTAGTCCTAATGGCAAGTATGCAATGAATAGTCACATTGGTTCTGATTTAAATGATTGTGAGACTTTATTTAATTTTAGTGATTTAGGTACTACTAGTGTTCGAGGAAAATTATATGTACATGTTACTTCTTCAACTTCTGGTGGTGGTTATAATTTTCAAATACAATTTGATAATCAAACAGAAGGTTCTAATCAAATATTTATTGATATTACTAATAAATCTGTAACTACTATAGATAGTACATTTTTATATGAATCTGCTGTTTTTAATACGAATATAACAGGACTTACTAAACTTAAACTACATGGTTGGAATGGTAGTCAAGGAGCTACAACAGAATTTAACAAAGCATGGTTTTGGGTTGCACCTAACGCTTAATTATGATTAATAATAAAGGTAATTCTCTTGCTGAATTTGCAGTAACAATGGCTATAATGGCTACATTAGCTACAACTGCTGCACCTGCGTTTAGTCGTATTGGTGAAGGAGCTAAAGCAAAACAAACAAAAGCAAATTTAGAAAAAATTACTAAAGCTTCTACTATTTGGTATAATCAGCAATTAGAATTGTATGGCATGGGTAAATTTCCAAGTCAAGCACATAGAACTTCTAATATAGGTGAGATTGTTGATTATAATAATAATAGAAGAATTGAATCACAGGAGTTATTAGATGCTGAATTTGTTCCAGTATTTAGTGATACAAGTTTTTTACACTTGTTTGACAACGATACAATTAAAAGTCCTTATCAAGATGGTTTATATGCATATGCCATTATTGGTGGGAGCGGTACAGGTAATGATATTGTCAGTCCAATCTTTGTTGTTGTAGATATAGAAAATGTTGAAGATTTTTATAAATATTATAAACCATGAATGAAGATTGGAAAGATTATCTAAAAATATTATTATTTTTATTTTTTATTCTTGGTGGACTTGTATTCTTAGGTTCTTGCAATGGTGGATGGACAGTGGTAGGAGTTGATATTAGTCCTTCAGATACTGTTCGTGCAGACTTTATGATTATTATTGATCAAGATAGTACAAAGCATTGGTATGTAAGAACTACAGAAGATGGGGGTATATTAGTTGGAGACAACTGGTGTCATAAACATGAACAATGGGAAAAAGTGGAGAAAAAGTGAGTGAAGATTCAAAGACGTACAGGTCATATGGAGTCACTAAACTTGACGATAATTATAGGATTTCTCTTAACATCAAGTGGCTTGGGCAAATCATTGTGGGAGTTACTTTCATTGTGCTGGGCTACATACGTATTGAAAATCGCATTGGAGAACTTGAGCGAAGAATGGAACTTGCTAATTCTGACATTGCCGAACTTGTTGAAAAACATATAGAAGAAGAAGAAGTAAAAATAACAAAGATGCAAGAACAGTTAAAATGGTACGAAGAAGAATTAAATCTCAATCCATTAAGTTGGGGAAAGAAAAAAAGAAAAAGAAAATGAACCCAAACTATTGTGTAGAATGTGGTCAACCAATAGAAAATACTGATGGTTGGTTATGCGAAAGATGTAAACCTTGAAAAATTCAGATGAAATATTAGAAATTGTTGTTCGAAGTGAAGAAAGATTAAAAACTATTTTTAATCGTGTAAATAAAATTGAAAATCATTTATCTGAACTCAATGGAAAAGTAAATGAATTAGAAAAATTTAAAATACAAATTAAATCTTATTGGATGTTAATTTCAGTACTAACCCCACTCGTCATAACATTTATCTTAAAAATGATATAAGGAGAGTTATGCAAAGTATAATTGCAAAAGTGATAGAGAGGGAAGGTGGCGATAAGCTAACCAAAGACCCTTCTGACCCAGGGGGAACTACAAAGTATGGGATAAGTCAGAGAGCCAATCCTAATGTAGATATAGAAAATCTTACATTAGCAGAGGCAGTCAGTATATATAAAGAAAAATACTGGGACCCGTCACGAGCAGTAGATTTTCCAAAACAACTCATGGATATGTATTTTGACATGTGCGTGAACTTTGGTCAATTTAAAGCAGTCAAAATTGTTCAAGAAGCAGTCAATCATAAAGGTTTGTCTAAATTAAAAGTTGATGGTCGCATCGGTCCAAAGACTATTAAAGCAGTTCAAGCCTTAGAGAAAGATAGACTTAGAGCATTTAGAGTAATGCATTATGCTAAAATTTGCATGGCAAATAAAAAGTTAATGAAGTATTACTATGGTTGGTTTAGAAGATCATTACATATATAGGGGTAAATATATGCCAAATCAAAATACAACGCCACATATCGTAAAAGATATTGATGGTCATATTATTGGGTGTCCTCATTGCGGTTCAAGGGATATTCGTAAAGATGGCTTTGATTATAAAGCTTCAAAGAAAAAACAAAGATGGTTTTGTCGTGGATGCAAAAGAAAAACATTAGCACCAGAGATAATAGAAAGAAATCCATTCGTAGTAGAACAACCTATTAATGAAGATATTCCTGTAGAAGATTTAATAAGACATAGGTTAAAACTATATAAACAAAAACAAGTAGCAAAAGATAGTAGGCAACTTGTAAATATTAATATAAATATAGATGGACCGATTGGTATTGCACATTTTGGTGACCCACATGTAGATGACGATGGTACAGACTTGTCGCAAATAATTGCTTATAGTGATGTTATAAATAATACAAAAGGATTGTTTGCTGGTAATCTTGGTGATATACAAAATAATTGGATAGGAAGACTAGCAACATTGTATGGTCAGCAATCAACATCTGCAAGAGAGTCTTGGAAGCTTAGTGAATACTTTGTAAATAAGCTTGATTGGCTCTATTTGGTAGCAGGAAACCACGATGTCTGGTCAGGTGATGGTGACCCCTTAGAATTTATAATGCGTGACCACAATGGCTTATATGAGCGTTGGGGTGCTAGAATGAATCTAAAGTTTCCTAATGGTAAAGAAATAAGAATAAATGCAAGGCATACTTTTAAAGGTAATAGTATGTGGAATACTGCACATGGTGTAGCTAAAGCAGCACAAATGGGTTGGAAAGACCATATACTTACTTGTGGTCATACTCATGTAAGTGGCTATCAAGTTTTAAAAGACCCAGCTAGTGGATTAATAAGTCATGCATTGCAAGTTGCATCATTTAAGATACATGATAGTTATGCAGAAAAATTAGGATTAGATGATAAGAATATATTTAATTGTCCTGTGACAATTATAGACCCAAGATATGAAGATGATGATAATAGATTAATTACTACATTATTTAATCCTATTGTTGCCGCAGAATATCTTGCGTTTTTAAGGAAAGATTATGATGGATAAACCTACACATTACGAAGAAGCTAATACAGAACATGAGTTTGAAGTAGATTGGGATGCGGTTTACGGAATGGATCAATGGAGTAGGAAGCTTATAAGTGAAGGTAAATTAGAACCTCCAATGAAAAAAAAGAATGGCTAGAAGTAAAACATTTGATGTAATTGAATATAATGGTGGCATGAATAATTATGCTGATGCTCGTGATATAGAAAATAATGAGCTTGCAGAATTGTTAAATGTTGTGACTTTAAAAAAAGGTGAAATAGTTTGTGGTTATAAAACTAGCAGTTATAATACTAGTAACTACCCTAACATTAATTCAAATATTACAGTTCCTAAAATTCTTTCTAAAAGCTTAGTATCTTATAAAAGTGATTATAATTCTGAGCTTCAAGAAGTAAATACAGAACATCTTTTGTATTCTGATGGCAATAAGTTGTATAGATTAGAATATAATGGTTCAGCATGGTCGTGGGCAGAAATAACTAATTTAAGTAGCACTGGAATATTGTATCCTTCTATAGCAATATATGATGGTGTAATTAGATATAGCGATGGGTCATTTAGTTTAAATTCAAGCAGTCCTTATTTGCCTACTAATAACACAAAATTTTTTGGTGCAGTAAGTCGTAAATATTTTAATGCAACAATAAATACTATATCTGAAATAACTCAAAATTCTTCTATTCTAAAACCAACAAATGGTAAAATTGTATTTAACGATAATATAGAAACCTCTACTAACAATCCAACAAGAGGATTTCTTGGATTAGAAATAGATGCTATAGAAAATGATGCATTAGAAACTTTAACATTTGGAGAATCAGACCCTATATCTTTTGTTCTAAATAGTAGTGGTTCAATGACTTCTGAAAAAGTATCAAGAGTAGAAAATCATACTAAAATAGGAAGTATAATTGCTGATGTTGGTAATCAAGTAATGAATGATATATATGGAACAACTTACAATGAAGTAGCAATTGCAGGTTCTGATGGAGCTCAACAATTTATTACTTCAAGTGTTGTTTCAGCAGTTGGCAATATTAATGCATATCAAATTGGAACAGCTTTAGGAGCGACAGACTATAATTATTTTTTTATAAGTGTAAAGCCTGAAACATATGATAGTGTATGGGGAAAAGATTCTGAGTTTAGCAGTTCTGTTGCAAATAAAAGTATTAAAATTGAAGGAGTTTTTGCACAAAATAATAGCGGATGGAGTAGAGTAAATTGGCAATATACTGATTTTACTCCTATAGTACATAAAGTAAATGACGATGGAACAATTGGAGACCAAATAACTCCTTCTTCAATTGATAATGACCAACAAGGATTTTTGTTATTAAATATATATGACCCTGATAATACTACTCAATATAGAGTTGGAGTAAAAACAGCACAAAATGAAATAGCAGAAATAACTAATATAGATTTATTTCATCACTTAGCAACTGTTACAGATGATGCTACTGACTTAAAACTTTTTAATTTAAAACTTGCAAGTGGTGCTAGTAGTTATCGAATTGAAATGGATAATTTATTTAATACTGATTTTCAAACATCAGATAATTTATTAGTTGCAAAAATAGCAATACCAGATGACTCAGCTTTAACTAGTATAGAATTTATTATAACAGATGACCACACATATAGTTCTTCAAGTAATAATCTTATTTATGTATTAGGGACTGATTGGTTAAACGAAAATAAAGGCGGTGGTTGGAAAGATGTTATTATAGACCTTACAAAAATATCTAATATTGAAAACTCACCTGTTATAGGTACATTGCCTGATTTTATTGTTAGGCTAAATTATTCAGTAGCTGCTTCAGCTAGTGATGTAATATCAATAGATAGTATAAAGCAAGTAGTTGATAAAAGAGGAACTTGGAATGGTAATTATAAATTTTATTATAGTTGGGTATATGATAGAATTCAAGAAACTGGTTATTATGAATTTGATAGTCAAAGAAATGGTATATTTTTACAAAATGAACGACTTGGTTTAAAGACAATAATAAGAGAACTTTCTACAGGTGGATTTGGTTCTAGAGGAAAAAGAATTACTGGTGCAAATATTTATTATAAAGAGTATGATAAAGAAAGACAAGAAGAAGTTATTGATGACCCATTTCTTTTAGCTAAATGTGATTTTGAAAAAGGTGTTATTAAAAGTCAAGGAACATCTATAAATGCTTGGTCATTAGGAGATACTGCAACTGATCATTATACTCATACTGCTTTACAATTTATAGACCCTAGTTTATCTAATACATTTAGTATTAATGCTGGGTATGATTATGACCCATTAAATACTATAGAAGAAATTAGATTTAGAAGTGCAGTAAGTCTTAATAGAAGAATGTATTATGGCAATGTAGATATATTATGGGAAAAATTTAAAGGTGAAACTAACTATAGAAGAAACTTGTATGGAGATAGAATATACAAATCGCTACCGAATAAACCTGATGTAATACCTTCAGAAAATTTTTTAGATGTAGATATTAATGATGGTGATGAAGTAACTGCATTAGCTTCTTATGCTGATAGATTGCTTGTGTATAAACACAATACAATGTATTTACTTAATGCTACAAAAACATTAGAATATCTTGAAGATACTTACAAACATATGGGAGTCTTTGGTAGTAAGTGTGTATGTTATACAAATAAAGGTGTTGCATGGGTAAATCTTGATGGTGTATATCATTATGATGGAGAACAGGTTGTTAATTTAATTGATAAAAAACTATCAAGGTCTGTATTTGCATCACACCTTACTGTTAGCTCAGATGAAAAAGCATTTACAATAGCATATGAGCCAAAAGAAAAACATATAATTGTATACGCTGATAATGGTAATGGTTGGATATATAATATTGTTGGTGAGTCTTGGTCAAAGTCTGACGAAGGATTAAATGACTCTGCAAATAAAAGAAGTAATTTAGAACTACATGATAATTTAGTTTCTCAAGTAAGTATAAATAGTAGCAATGCTGTTTCTTTTCATAGCTATTCATTAAATAATAGTGCTAGTAGTACTATAGTTTTTGATATAAGAACTAAAGATTTTTCAATTACAGATATTGGTCAAAGAAAAAATATAAAAGCTATATATCTTACATATAAAGGAACAATGTCTGGAACAAGGAAAGTAAGTTTTGAATACTTTGCAGACAAACAAAGTGTTGCTATAGCAGTAGACCCAAGCGATTTAACTACTAGTCCAAGTGGGTATAATACAATTAAATTAACCCCTAATCCAAAGTCTAGTGGAAGAAACGTTCATACGATTCAGCTTAGGATAAAAAGCAGTGGAGACAATGGTCTTGCATTTAGAAACTTTGAGTTACATGACATATCTGTTATATACAGAGAAAAGAGTATAAAATGAGAAATAAAAAAGCTATAAGAGCCTCACGACACGAATCTCAACCAATTACCAGTAATACATCTGTAAACCCACAAGAAAATATTGCTATAAGCAGTAAAGGTTTAGTTAAAGAAATAAACTTTAATGGTAAAATATATCAAATAAATATGAGTGAGAAATAATATGAGTTACGAAAGAATAGCTAATAAAGCATTAGGAGATACTAGAAGCATTTTAGATGAAGCTACAGATTCTGCTAAACAAGCAAAAAAAAATATGCAAAGAGTAGATGAGATTAATGCATTTTTATCATTACAAGCAATTAGAAATAAAAATTTTAAAGACTTTGAAAAGAGATATAATTCAGTTTTTGAAAATGCAAAAATATCAGGAATGATAGATAATACTAAATTACCTTCTGCAAGAGATGTGTTTAATAAAAATGAAAGAATACCTATTAACGATAAGTTTTCAATTCATTTTGAAGAGTTAGAGAGTTTAAAACTTTTGTATGCAATGAATGACCCTGAAGTAAAAAAAGCAATGAGTGATATACTTAATTTTGGAAAAGAAGATAAAGGAGTACAAGATGGAACCAAACCAATTAAATGATCTTATTGATAATCAATATTTAAATAATGAATTAAAAAATAATAGAAGTCTTTTTGGACAAAATGGAAGTCCTATTGTTGATTACATAGGAAGAGTTGGTCAAAACATTTCTCAAGGTTTAAGCAGTTTAATGACTAAAACAACTAATGATAAACAACCATCTTTAGTTGGTGGTACAGGGGATGCAGATACTGTAAGTAAAAATCAAAGTAATAATCCGTTATTTATGGGTATAGGTATGGATAGCGTAAATAAAGCATTAAATGTAGGTTCAGGTATTATGACTGTAAGCAGTTATATTGCAGGTCAAGATGCATATGATAAAACTATTGATAAAATGGAAGAAGCTTTATCTGAAATGAGTTCAGCAAAAACTCAAATAGGTGGTCAATTTTCTTCTGACTTGCTTCAATTGCAAGATGACTTTAGTCAAAGAATGCAAACAGATGCTGTATCTACAATGAGACAAAACAGAGGTCAGTTTCAAGAAATAGAAAATATAAATACAGACTTTAATAGTGGGCAAATACAAGGTTTAAAAGAAAACTTATTACAAGATATAAACACTAGGTTGGAAGCAACTGCTGATTCTCAGCGTTTAAAACTAAATGAAGTAATAGATAATATGCAAGATAGAGCAATAGGTGCTACAGATAAAATATCTTCAAGTATGAAAAGTGTTGAAGGCGAAATAAAAAAAGTAAAAGAAGCTAAAAGACAATCTCTTAGAAATACTCTTACTGAAGTTGCTGCTCTTGCTTCAACTGCTATAGACCCTACAGGTATTACTGGAGGCGTATTAAGAGCAACTAAATTTGAAAATGAATACTCATAGGTGATAGTATGTCTGACTTATTAAATAGAATAAATAATCAAATAATAAAAGAAAAACAAATAAATGCTGGGCAAACTGCAAGTATAAGTGCTAATAATGTTTTTCAGTTAGCTAGAAACAATGATAGAATTATTGAGCAACAAGTAGAAAAAGCTTTTAGTGCAGTAGAAAGAGATAACACTTTTGAAAACATAGAAAGACAGATTGGTATATTAAAAAATTATATGCCAGATGCTTTCTTACCTCAAACAAAAGCTGTATTAGAAGTAGGCGTTAATAACTTATTAAATCATAAAAATTTTATGCAAAAAAGAAATGAAGGTATTGATGCAGTTACTCAGCAAATTAGAAAATTAGATGATGATGATAACAAAGAAGGTTTGTTTGCTATACAAGATAATATTAAAAAATTAGTAACTACTAATATGTTAAACGATGAAAGTTATAAATATGTATCTGGTCAATTAAAAACTAGATTAGATGAATTGCAACAAGAAGATATAAGACAGATTGAATTTGATTTTGCACAAGCATTGCCTTCTATATATAAAAAAGAAGGAATAAGTGGAGTTAATGTTGCTATTGCAAAAGCTATGCAAGATTCTGAAGACCCTACCATACAAGGTAGGTTACAAACCTTTGTAGATAACTTTACAAATAGATTAGATAAAAGTACTAAAGCTTTAGCAGAAGAAAATCAATTAATGGCTGGTCAATCAATGAACAAGTATATTACTACAGTTAAAGGACTTGATTCAGATATCAGTACTGCTATAGATACTTATATAGAAACTGTTGGACCAAATACATCAATGACACCACCAAAGTTAGCAGAAATGCAAAATAGATATGGCAATAATTTTAATGAAAGATATGGCGGTGGTTCTGAAAGAAGTGAACCAAACTTTCAAGTACAAAGAGAACTTGAAAATAAATTAGACCTTATTGATGCATTGATGAGTATTCCTAAATTGCGAGAAGCATACAAAGAATATGCTATGACACCAAAACATGATGATAAAACTGCAGCAGATATAATTAGAGATTTTGACCATCCAATGCATAGAGCAACTGTAATGGATCAACTACAAGTAATTAGAGATTATTATAATGATGGAACCCAAGTTACTAAAGATGCTCATGTTCATGGATTATCAATGGTAGATAAACTTATTCAAAGTCTAGATTATACTTACGATAATTCTCCACAAATTTATGGTTTTGGTGGTAATTGGGGTAAGTCAGATACAATTGATACAGAAGATACAGTAATGAATCAAACATTCTTACCTACAGATAGTACAACAGTTCGTAACCAAGCAAATAGTAGTTTTCTAAGATAATTATGTTAAGACCAATTCAGAAAAAAAAGAGAAATGAAATACCAGGGGAACTAGATGTTCCTCAAAGCAGTTTAAGAACTATTGAGTTTGACCCTTTCCTTGAGTTTGGAGATGAGAAAACTAAACATAGACCATATGAAAATTTTATAACTGCTTATAACGATATATTAAGTCAACAAGGTTTACCATCTATGAAGTTTGATGGTAAAAGTTATCACAATATAGACAGAACTCAATCAAGTGATGATTTAGAATTATACAATTCTATTGGTCGATTTGTAGAAGCAAATCTTAATACATCTCCTAGTTATGAAAAAACAGTACCTGCAAGTAGAAGAGAAGAGACTAGAGACTATTGGACTGACCATATGTATGGTTTAGTTAAAACAATACAAAAAAAATCAGAAGCTTTACCATTATCAAATAAAAGTAAAAACGATGTTAATTTTCTTTTAAATGAATATATGAATAGGTCAAGAGCTGGTATAAGAGGATTTGCTCAACAACAAACATCAAACTTTAATAATTCAGTATATCCTAGTATGGGAGAAAATGTAGATGCTTTGTTGTCTAGCATGTCAGCTGGTGTTGATTTAAATATGCCAAGTCTTGGTGAATTTATGGGAAAAGATTTTGGTGCTATATCTGAACAAATAAAAAAACAGTCAGAAGAACAAGCACAGGCAAAAGGCTATGGTACAATGTCTACAGAAGAAATGTGGAATGATGCAACTAAAGCAACTGATTATGGTAGGATTGTATGGAATGTAATGAATAATGCTTTTGTTAGTTTTCCTCAACAATTACCTAGTTTAATATCTAGTGTTCCTAATTTAATGATGACTAATCCTAAAACTGCTTTAGCAGGTTTTTTAATGAGAGGAGGTACTACTGCAACAGGTCTTGGATTAGGTTACTTACAAGAATCAGGTGCTATGGTTTTAGATATTCAAGAAGAATATCAAAGGTCAAAATCTAGAGCAAAGTCTTTAAGAGAGACTATGTTAGACCCTAATCATTCTACATATAATCCAAAAAGATTTAACGAACTTTTTACAATACAGTTAAATAACGGAGTATCTAAAACAATAGATCAAATGACTGATGATGAGATTAGACAAGCTAGTGAAAGTATTGCTAAAAGATATGGTACATATAGTACACTTTTAGAAGGTGCAAATACTCTTGGAGATTTTTTTCTTGGTAAATATGCTGGTACTTTAAACAAACTTATTAATAATCCTAAGTCAAAAAAGTCAGTAGTTAAATCTCTATTTGCAAGTCTTTCAAAAAAACCTTACGTATCAGCAGCTGGATTTGAAGGTGCAACAGAAGGTGCTCAAGAATTTACAGCAGAGTATATGAAAACTTTAAATATACCTGAGTATGATATGAGCATTGCACAAATAATAGAAAGTTCTATTATAGGTGGTATATATGGAACTGCATTTAAAGGTTTTGCAGATATAACTGATGCAGTAAGGGGTATAAATAAAACTACAGATGGTGTTACTCTTACTGATACTGAACTTGAAAGCAGTAATAAAACTGCTGAAGAAAGAGCAGTTCCTAAAAGTTACGACAATGATTTAATTGTTGGTATGTTGGCTAGTGAAAATTATGAACAAGATATAGCTGATAAATACGATGTATCAGTAGATGAAGTAAAACAAAGAGAAGTTGAAATATTAGCTGGTAATCCTCAAGCTCTTTTAGAATCAAATGTAAAAGAAATACTAAGTGCTTCTCCTGAAATGTTAGAAGATTATGGTTGGAGCAATCCTTACCCAGAAATTAAAACAGATATTACAGAAGAAATAGATGACTTACCTGGTGAAGGAATGTTTGATATTGATGAAGCAAGTATTGAAGCATATGAAGGTAATACTAAATTAAATAATAATGTTGAAAGAGATATTATTCTGTCGCAAATAAATGATATTGATATAGAAATACGAGAGTTGCAAGAAACTAATAATCCAACAGTTGCGGCAGAAAATCAAAAAAGATATAGGATTGCAGAGCTTGAAGAAAAAAGAAGACGTTTAATAAAAGAAAGTAATCCTGATACTATTGCTAAGAAAAGACAAAAGAAAATAATAGAAACACAACAAAAAAAAGAAAATGTTCCTGTTATTGGAAAAGATGTTATTTTAAGAACTCCAGCATTAGGTGGTACAAAAGCTAAAATAATTGGAACTTTATCAAAAGAAGGAAGGAACAACATAATGGTTGTCGAACTTCCTAATAAACAAATAAAGAAAATTAGTATCAGCAATATGCAATTTGTTACTCAGACTAGTGAAGTAATGGAGTTTCAAAAAGGATTAAAAGGATTTAAAAAAGGTTCAAAGCCTGTACAAAAACAAACACAAGCTCCTAAAGTAAAATTAGAAAGAGAACAATATAGTGCTGAGTTAAGAAAATTAAAATCAACTATAAACAATATTGAAGCTCAAATTAAAAATTTTGAATTACAAGATTTAGGAGAAGGTGACCCTCCTTATGATACTGCTATAGAAAATTTAAATAAAGTTAAAATTAAATCTGCTCAAACAGAATTAAACTTATACAAAACTAGTAAACAAACACCAGCAGTTAAAAAAGCTATTGCTAAACAAGAACAGTTAATTAAATCATTAAAAGGTGAGCCTCAACAAACTAAACAAAAAGAAACTAAATCTAAAGAGGATACTCCTACTGTTTTACCAAAAACTAAAAAAGCTTTAGACAAAGTTTTAGAACAAGATATATTTCAAGACCCTAAAAAATATAGAAGTAAAAAAGAATCTAAACTAAAAAAACAACTTGAAAGAAAAAAAGATGCCTTATTAAAACAACTTGAAAATGAAGAAATAGATTTAGAACGAACATTTATTGAAGATGATATTCAAGCAATAGATGAACAGATTAAAGAAATAGAATCTAGAGAAACAGAATCTGAACAAGACCCTTCTACTTTACCTAAAAAATCTATAAAACAACTTGTAGACGAATATGATATTCCAAGACTATGGATGTCTAAATATGTAGGTGCATTAAAAAAAGTAAAACCAGCTTTATTTTCTATATTACGAGCAAGTAAAGTTGTTAGCGTTAAACAAATTAGTAAGGGGTCTATAGGTCAGAATATAGAATTAATTATTCAAATAAAATCAGATTTAGATTTTCATATAAAACAATTAAATAAATTTAAAAATGAAATAGAAAAAATATTTTCTGATATTTATATGAGTGATGATGTTTTTATTAAGCCTGAAGACCCAGATGATTATAAAGACAGTATAATTGTAAAGTTTATAAAAAAGAATGACTCTATCCCAAAAGCATCTTTTGACCCTAAAACTGATAAAACAACAGGTGGAATGAGTGAGGTCAAAGAAGATATAGAAACTGATGATGATGGTTATATAGAAAGTTTAGTTCAATCAGCTGATGCAGAAAATTATGTAGACCCTGAAGATATGGACGCTAGTGAGACTGTAGAAATAAATGTAAATAATATTATTAGAGGGACTAAAGAAACTACAGAAGAAACTCAGCAAGAAGACGAAGGTGGATTTACAGAAGAAGAAGCAAAAGAAGCTGTTATCGAATTTACTGGAAGAGGTATAAATGATTTATTTGAAGATTTAGATGATGCTGATATAGATAGTGATGAAGATACTGAATTGTTTTCTACTGCTAGTTCAAATGAAATAAGACTTACTGGTGGTCAGAAAAAAAGATTTGATAAAAATATGCATAGACTTTGGAAACAAGCAAAAGATAAATATGGTCTTACTGAATCTCAATTTTTAGAGTTTGTAGAAATGACTAATCCATATTGGGAAAAAACTCCGTTTGCTGATAACTGGAGACTTTGGAGCGAAACAAAATTAAATAGTTCTAAGTTTAAACAGACATACAGAAGAACTATGGATAAAATATCAAGAGGCATTGGTGATTTTCTAACAGGTGACAGTGCAATGGAAGATGAGTTTAAAACTATTGTTATAGATGCATTTGAATATGTAAGAGAAAATATTGGAGATATTGCTGGTAATCTTGAAAATACAGATCAAAGTGTAAAAGATTATACAAAGATAGCTAGAACATTTTGGGTAAGATATAATTATAATATTACTCCTGAAAAAGCACAAAAAATAAATGATACTGTTATACAACTAATTAATGATGACCCTGAAAATGCTTTTGAAAATTCTTTAATTGCTCTTAGTGACCCTGACTTTGACTTAGTTACTCCTGAAGGATTTACTTTAGCTGAACAAATTAAAAGTGGAGATGGAACACCAAGAAGATTGTTTAGAAGATATTTTAATGCAGTACATAACTTAAATAGTGGTACTTCAAATAGAAGTGTTAATGGTGATATTGTAGAATGGGAAGGTATTATATATGCAGCTGCATCTGAAACAAAAGATACTTTTGATAAAGATGGTAAGTTAAAACCAAAGATAGGAAAGTTTAGAGCAACTGGACCAAAAGGATTTGATGGTAATACTAGACCAGAAGTTGGATTAAAAAGATTTTATACTAGATTTATAACTAAAAACTTTTTTAGCATGATGAAAGCTAAAGATATATACAGACCTATCAAACTTGGTAAAACAGAAACAGGTAGACAAAAATGGGGTGTTAAAGGAATATATGGTTTTATAAGTGGAAATGTAATTTGGAACTTATATAGAGATGGATTCGTTAAAAATGGTTTAGTTCCTATATCTAGTAGAGGAGAAGATGGTAAGCTAATTCTTGCAAGTATTACAGATGAAACAAGAAATGCACAAAAAAATATAAAAGCATTTTTAAGAGAAGAATTAAAACCATTCTTAAAATTAAAACCAGATGATGAAAGTAAAGATAGTCCTAAGTGGAATAAGATAAATAGAATGTTTAGTAACATGTTAAGTCCTCAATATTTTAACATGAAGGAACAGGAATTATTTCTTCATGTATTTAAAGGTGATTTTAAGTTGTATCAGCAACATGCTATACAAAGACATTTAGCATTAAAAGAATTGTTTGGTTCACAATATGTGTTTATGAAGCCAGAAGTAATAATGAAAAGGATTAAAATACCTTTTACTCCTGTTACAACTTCTCCATCTTTGCCTAGTAGAAAAGTAATGTACATAGATAGTGCTACTACAAGTATAAGATATGTACCTAATGGAGGTGAAACTGCAAATAATAAAGCAACTACAGTACCTTTACAACAAATGATTGACGGAGAAATGCAATACATTGGTGATGGTCAAACTCTTACATCTGAGTCTGTTTTTGCAATAGAATATCCTGAACATTTTGGTACAGAACCTGATGCAAAAAGAGCTAAGACTGTGCAGTATGTTGCTGATGGAGATAATGTTCATGCAGCAAAACATCAAGAAATGACATTAGACTTAGGACCCGATGAATATGCAGAGTTTGTTGACCAAAAAGGTAAAGTTATTGCTACTGCTATAAGAGATAGTAATGGACATGTTGAATTGTATAATAGTGAATCAGTTAGGCTTGACCACTTAATGACTAATGATGAAGCTAAAATACATGAAGGTGATTATACTGATATGAATACAGTACATGAACTACCAGGAACTGCAATAGGTATGATTCAGTTTAGCCCTCCTAAACAAAAGAACTCTAGTATGTTTAGTAGTCAGCTTAGTTACTATATAAAAGACAAATTATTTCAACAATCAATTATGGACAAGTTTGATAATATAGATCAAAATGCAATGAGTCCTAAAAATATTATAAATAGAATATTAAAATATGCAAATGAAGGTGAGGCTATTAATAAACTATTAAAAGAAGCTGCTCTTAGATTTTACGATGTGGTGCCTCAAAATGTTGAAGAATTAGGAAACTTAGGTGTAGGTAGACATCCAAGTATTAATCAATTCTTAAAAGAAATATTAAAAAACAAAGTATTAAAACCTTTAGCTGATTTTAAAATGAATGGTAGTCACTTAGATTTTAGAGCAGATTTCAAAGGAAGAGTAAGCGATAAAGAAACTATTATAGGTGCAAACCCTGGGTTAATAAAAGAAGTTCTTTCAAGAGCTGGTAATCCATCTAATTTAAGAACTGGTGAAGAAAGATTAAATTTTGTTAATAATTGGTTAAAGAAAAATAAATTTTATACTATGATTGTTAGACATCCAGTTGCTAGTAGTGTTGGATATGGATTATATAGAATAAAAGAAATAGACCCTACTATAGGTGATTCATTTATTATAAGTCCAAGAGAAGTAAAAGAAAGATTTGAAGGAGACCATGACCATGATACTGCACACTTAGTATGGCTAGATGATGAGTTTTATGGTCAGCTTAAAAAACAATTACAACCTACTAAAGGATTAGCATTAAGTAAATATAGAAGTTCAAATGAAGCAAGAACACTAGATAATATTAGTGGGACATTAGAAATGATTGATGTTATGACATATGGAGAGACTGCTATTGGTGAGATTGTAAACACAACAAGATTTGCAGGTGCATTAAATAGTATGTTTGGAAGAGATGGATATTTAGATTTTACTCTTGGTGGTAGGGTTATAAGAGTAAAAGCCACTCCTTTAGATATGATTGTTAAAGATGATTTTGTAATAGACGAAAATGGAAAACCTTTTGAAGGTAAGTTTGAAGATTTATTAAGATTATATTTACAAGCATCTGTAGACCATCCAAAAGTTTTATTACTTAAAGATTGGAAATATAGTGTTACGAAAATAAGAGATTATTTATTTTATGATCCAACTAATCCTGATGCTCCTTTGCCAGATGAAGTAACAGAAGTATTAAATCAAGGATTCTTAAAAAAAGTATTAGGTATAAATAGTGTAGTTGATAACCAAAGACAAAGTGGCGGTATGGCTGTTGACTTTGATACATTGTTTGACCAATCTATGATGTATAGTGCTTTTGTTGAAGACAGAAAAGGATTTTTAATAGAAATGCTTGGAGAACAAGATACAGATTCAGACCAAAAAGCAAAAGAATTATTAGAAGGATTTCAAGCATTACTAATTGATGCTAAGTTTGCAGAAAATTCTGACCAACCTACAAGTTTGCAAGAAAAAATATCTGTAAGTCTTGCAACTATTATAGATAGATTTCCAGGTGGTAGGCAAAGGTTTTTTAATACTCATTATGATTTGTCAACAGAAGTTCATAGACTAGCTACTAGACAAACATTTCAAACATTTAAAGATGAATTAGCAGACTTAGCTGACACTAGCAAAGATTCTAATTTAAAATCAGCTCAAGTTTATGCACAACAATTAGGAGATTCTTTAGCAAAGTTATTTGAAAGTAAAAAGAAAAATGGTGAAACTGAATCACTTAGTTTCTTAGATAAAATGACTAGTAAGACTTGGGATTACTCTAAAGATTTTATAACTTTTTATAATACATGGTCAAAAAAGTTTGCAGTACTTGATGAAGCTAATAAAAAAGCAGCAACATTCTTTTATCTTAATGGAGTTATAAGAGGAGAGATTGGTTCAGTAAGAAAAGATTTAAGAACAATGCCTCCAGTAAAAGAATTTGGAGAAACTACATTAGACCCAGATATTATTAGAGAGTATTTTAAAAATTATAACGATATATTATCTAACCAATATAAAGATGTAAAGTCTTTAACTAATGTTAGAAATAATAAAGTTATGTCTCATAATCAAATGAAAAAGGAATTAGGTTGTGGCAAATAATAAATGCAAAGTAGTAGAAGAAAAAGAAGTTTTAAATGACGATGATGTAAAAGCTGCAAACTTACATTATGATGAGCTTAATAAAGCATTTGCAGATGTAAGCTTTAGTGCAAAATTACAAAAAGTAGATAAAGCAATAGGTAACTTTGTAAATAGGGCTATAAATGCTACTATGAATATTGCAGACTTAGGAAGGCAAGGAACTCTTAATGAGGCTAAAGTAAAAAAATATTTAGATAGGTCTTTTGCTACTGAAGAAAAACAAAAAAAAGAACAAGCTTTAATAGTAACAAAAATAATGTCAAACATTAGGATGAATCCTGATTTTAAAGCATTAGCTGAAGATATAATTTTTGATGTAACTGCTAAAATGAATTTTGATGAGCTAAGAGCATTAGGTAGACCTGTCGATATTGATCCTTTTACAAAACTTCCAAACTTATATCAGTTACCAATGGAAGAACTTCGTATTATATATAATTATTTAGCACCAGCTTTTGATGTAGATAAAGATGGAAATGCAAGAGGATTAATGAAAGGCAATATTGCTTTTGAATTTGCTTTACCTAAATCTGTACTACGAAGTGCAGTTAGTAAAAAAGTTATGGAGTTTAAGGAACAGATATACAAGTTTCCTATGTATTTAAATAGAGCCATGTCTACATACAATGGACCTATAGATGTACCTTCACATCTTGAAGCTCAACTTACTCACCCAGATACAGACATACCTCAAGTAGATGGTATTAGAAGAAATAAAGCTGGTTTAAAAGATATATATGATAATCTAATGACAACCATGCAAGCCTTTCTTAAAGGAAAAGGAATGATTAACGAAGACATACATCTGCATCAACTTGTTACAGACATTATGTTAGGTAAAGCATTTATAAGAACTGATGAAGAAGGTTTTGGTAAGGTGTATAGTTTTGTTAATGAAGTTCCTGTGGGGGTTTATGAAAGTTCAGGAGATACTAAGTTCCAATGGAAGGGTAAAAAGTTTGATAAAAAAGTATTAGAAAAATTAAGAGAAGAAAATCCTGAATTTAGTATGACAGATTATGTTGTACCTTATCAAATAACATATGAAAAAAATACTAAATTTGGAGAAACAGAAACTGTTACCTTACCTCAAGTTGACTTTGGTATGAATAAAATAAAAACTGGAACATCTACTATGTTAATTGCAACTGCATTCGATTCTAGTTTGCAACATATCGATACTATACTTGAAGAGGTTGGACTTGACAATCAAAATTCTTTAAATAATTTACAACAACAATATGATTCTATTGTAAGAAGATTTAAAAAAGATAAAATAGATTTTCCTGAAACTTTATTTGGTGAAATACAAAACGAACTTGAAACTTTTAAAGACCAACAAAAATTAATAGAAGATGCAATATATGAAAGAAATCAGAATAGATTAAAAAATAAAGTTCAGAATGTATCAGAAAGATATGCATTAGAAGATGGAACTATTATTAAAGGTAATTTTGTAAAAAGATATTATCCTAGAATGTATTATAATCACAATTTAGGTGAAGCAATTACTGGTGCATTAGAAAATATAGATAACGAAATAAGCTTGTTAAAAATAGCTGTACTTCCAACTGATAGTCCTTCTGCTCAAGAAGCTAAATTACGAAACACAAGAATAGAGAGATTAGGTAGTTTGTTAAAAGCTAAATCTAATTTACAACAAGCATTATCAAGATATACTGAACAAGATGGTAGTGCATATAAAGATGATGATATACCTGATGCTATAAGACCTTATGAAAAACATTTTAAATCTGTAAGTGGATACATACCTTATAAATATGTAAGAAAAGATTCTAGTGTCGTTTTTGATATGATAGCTAGAACAAAAAGAAATATTGTTAGGGGTGAGACTTTAATGAAAATGTTAGAAGCTTATGCAGACGTTGATGATGCTGGATATAGAAACTACTTAGTAAATCAATACAGAAAAGCTTTCGGAAGTATTAATGCTGAAGGAAGTTTTTTAGGTATGAGATTTAGCATGAAAGACTTATCTAGATTAACAGGAGGTAAAGTTAATGATAGGTCTATGCGTAAGTTTGTTTTAGGAATGAAGAGCTTACATACGTTTAGTAGTCTTGGAGGATGGTTGACTGGACCACTTAACATGGCAGCAATGGTAAATAAATTTATGGAAGTAGGTTATGATTCTACATTGACTGGATTTATTGATATGCAATTAGAAGAAAACCAAGCCTTAATTGTTCAGAGTGGAATATTAAGTTTTGAAGATGTTGTTGAGACTCATGTTATACAATATGGAAATCCTGAAGAACAAAAAAGTTTTAATAAATTAAAAAAGAAATATAAAAAAGCTATTAATTCAAAAGACCCAGATGTAACTCAAGCTGAAAAAAATCTAGCTAAAGGTTTATTAAAAATAATAGAAAAAAATAATAGCAAATGGACACAAGTAACTAGGTCAATGGCTAACTGGGTTATTACAGGAAAATTAAGATCAGTACCAGGAGAAAGTCCTAGTAGAAGTATTGGTAAGTTTCTATTAAATCTTAGACAATATGTGTCTATGAGTCTTACAGAAAAATTAGTAAGAGGAACTTCTTTTATGATAGGCGTAAATCATGCTATTGCATCAGGAGCAGCTACAGATAAGAGTGACCCTATAGCTATTAAATGGGGTCAAGAAATGGTAAATCAACTTGATTTTACATTAGGTGCTGAAGGTGTTGGAGATATGTTTGGTAATGATATTATGCAATGGTTTCATCATATTAGAGTATGGTCTACACAAAGAATGTCCTATGGTTATCATGCTTATAAAAGAATGTATCTTGCTAATTATGGATACACACCTAAAGATTTCAGTGGAACACAAAACATAAAAGCTGGATATGGATTTTTAAAAGCATTATTAACTCAAGCTATGGGAAGTGGTGCTAAAGTGGCGGGACCTGCAATAGGTGCTTTATATGGTGCAACTGCAATAGCTGGTGCCCCTGCAGCAGCAGTAGGTACTATGGCAACTGTGGGAGGAGCGTTAGGATATCTTACTGTCAAAGGTATACATAGCCTAACAAATATAAGAGAAAGAAATAAAGCAATGAGAATAGCAAATCCTAATAAAGCAAAAGGAGCTCAAATGTTACTTATGCATGGATTTACTTCTGCACTTTATGATTTAATTTTATTTAATATAGATATGGATTGGGCAAAATTAGGTGCGACTGCACAAGGTGTGAAAACTTTAAAAAACTTTATGTTTAAATCGAATGTAAATAAGGTGGGTCCTGCACTCACTAGCCCACTTCTTCGTGCAACTTTTATGAGTACTTATATGTTATATAAAGCATTATCAGATGAAGAAGAAGTAGAAACTCATGATTGGGTTAAGTTGTTTGGTAGTGCGGCTGGACTAGGTGCGATGTTTGTTGCTTACTCACTACTTGACATATTTTTTGATAGTAATGGTATGAGGAATAGAAAATATCATACTCAATTAGATTGGGGTAAACAAGCTTTTAATATATCTCCTCTTAATATAAGGTCATTGCCAGGATTTGTTAATACAGAAAACATATATAAATCAGCACAATTTACTAAAAAATATTATGATGCTTTTGGTATTGATATTTTACCAGGTCCAATAGTACCTCCTTTGAGCATGCCAAAGAAAATAAAATAATTACTTGTATATGATATTATTTATTGTATAAAATATATATGAGAGCGTTAGGGCGTTTTCGTGGGGTTTAGTGGGTTGGCTTAATTGCTGACCCACTTTTTTTTTACTGTTCTTCGTCAGAAAGACTTACATTTTTATTGACTGCATCAACAACATGAACGGGTAATACTTCCTGAATTTGATTAACTAAATCATCTTTTTCAGTAATACTCATTGGTTTTAAATGCCCAAGTTGTTTTAACCAGTGAAGACAAACAGCTAGTAATTGTTCATACTCTCCGTTTTTTTGTAGTTCTTTTGCGACTTGATCCATTGACATTGCCATTGTTTTTCTCCTTTTGTTTTAATTTTATTACTCTTTCTAACCATTTATCATATGGTTCTACAACGTATGGTATGCCTCTATCTTCTTTTATAACTTGTATATCTACTTCATCAGATGGCATCATCCATTGTGCAATCTTCTTACGACATTTAGCTTGTACTTTAATAACTCCGTCAATTAATAAATCAACTTCTTCATGCCAACCAAGTGACTGACCATTACTACCCCAAGCTCTTACGCAATTAAGACCCATATCTTTTGTCATATCTCTTAACAGATATTCAAATCTATTTCCTTTAGCTTTGCTTTTGTTTGCCATTTTCTTTCCAATCTGAATATACATTTATAGATATAATAAATAAAACACTACCTACTCCTAAACAAAATACAGAAAAGGATATTATAAGTAGATGTGCTATTACTTCTGCTATTATCATATTGCCTCCTGAGCGAGAGGGAAGTCAAAAAAAATCGGACTCACTACATCCGACCCAAGAAGGAGGAGGGCTGACTTCCCTCTATCATTATTTACATTTAGGACATGTTGCCTTCTTTTTGCCATAAGTAGGAAAGTCTACTAAATAAATTATCTTATGAGTTCCTCTAAGATATTCTTTTGTTTCTATACTTTCCCAGCATTGATTACAAGAATTGCAGTATGATATATTCCTATCTGCTCTTCTTGCATCGGCTTTCCAACCATGTCTTTTAAGTGCTAAGTTTTGTTTATATTTAATCATTATCATTTAATATTGATAAAACGCCTTTTGCAGTCTCTTCAATCGGATAAGCTTCAGGAACTATAATTTCTGTTTTATCATGTCTTACAATAATGTTTTCATGAAATAAACATTTATTACCATTGAATCCCATAGTTATCATTCCACCTGTGCCATAACGAACTTTTGCTGCTACAATTTGATTTTGGTCTGGACCAAGTTCTGATTCTTTGTACTTATCCTTGTATTCATAATACACAAATAAAATGTTTTCTGCAACCTGTTCTATACTACCACCTTCTGAGAGGTCTGACATCTTAGGTACTTTATCAATACGAGCTTCTATATTACGATTTAACTGACTTACAAGTATAGGTATACAATTATATCTTTTAGCAGTTTCTTTGTAACTACGCATGATTTCTTCTATTTCGAAACGTCTTCCATCATTTTTACTTTGTACTCTAATAAGTTGTATGTAATCGTCAATAACAATATCTGGTTTGTACTTATTAATAACTGCATTACTATCTTGTAGTGTAAACAATGTGTCAAACATAAACAATTTATCTTTGTATTGTTTAATATTATTCATTGATTCTGATAGATTCTTAATAGTTTTTTCATCCATATTTTTACCACCACCACGAATTTTACTATAGTATAGTTCTTTATGAGATAGTACGAGTAACTTCTTCATCATTTCTTTGTTACTCATTTCTCTATTAATCATCATTACTTTAAGACCTTGTTTGAGAAGATTGTAACACAAGTTTACAACAAGAGTTGTTTTGCCATGTCCAGGTCTGCCACCTATAACTGTTACTTCTCCACGAGTCATACCACCTGCAAGTTTGTTAAGACTATTGTAACCATACTTAATTAGATTTACAGATTCATATATACTTGTTTCTGTATCTGCAACTAATTGCTCAAGATCAAAATCTCTACCTGTAGTAATAGATTGAAACTTGCTACTTATTTTATGTATATCATCTACTAACTCATTAAACTCTTTGTTATCACTAAACGCACCTTTTTGTATCTTTTCTGTTTGTCTAATAAGTTTACGTTTGTAATACTTTTCTGCAACTATTTTAGCATAGTCTTTCATTTGATGAGCCATGCCTAGTTCCATAAGACCAGTTAGAAAGTATGCATTTATATTAGGATATTTCTTTTTGTCTTGTTCTGTTAGTGATGCTAGTATTGTGATTGGATTGATGTCGCTTTCTTTTCTATAAAGCTCCATGCATTTGTGATATAACCTTTTGTTTGATTCGTTGTAAAACATATCAAAGGTTGTGATATATTTTTTTGCTTCTTCTATTGTGTTTTTGTCGTTGAATATTATTCCTATTACTGCCTCTTCTGCTTCTAGTGATTGGGGCATAAGTTTTAATTCACTCATTTAATCTCCTTACTTTTGTTTCTGCTGCTATGACAGTACGCTCTTTTTTTACTGTCGGATTGCCTTCTTTGTCGTAGCCTTTTGCATTTTCTAACATGACTAGACAACCGAAATCGCTTGTGTTTAGTACCTTACCAATTGTATCTAAACCAACGACTTCAAATTTATCGTTGATATTTAAATTAACTAACGACTGTATTTTCTTTTTCAATTAATGCATCCTTTATCTTGACCAAATCTACACGCAATTTTTGAAAAGCGTTAGACATATCTGTCTGACTACATAATTCAGAACATTTTTCTGCGAATTGTAGGGCAAGTATTAACCATTGTATTTCACTACGATTAAAACGGATGTTTGCATTTGATTCTTTGTTACTCATATTAATTCCTTTTATAGGCAATCTCTTACGAAATGACGCCAACCATTCATTAACATAATAGGAGTCCTGTATACCACATACTAAAGGACACATTTATCAGCCTCGCTTGACTTCTTTAAAAAAACTTTGTCAATCAAGACATTAATGATGTAAAAGATTGCCTATTTCTTTTAAAAAGGGTTACAACTTAATTAAATAATAGATTAAATGCACGAAGTTTCAAAGTGTTGCCACTGCCAAACATCGTATATCCACTATTCTTTCTAGCTTCTGAGCTACCATGATCGACTAAATCTGTCACAGCATTGAACATACGCCAATTACCATGTTCGATTTCGTTGTATTTCTCATAGCATTCACCAAGTTTATCTATTAAGTTAATACCTCTAGTACTATGTTGAGGTTCTGTCCACCTTTTTACTTTTGTACCATCATCCATAACATACATAAAAGGTCTTGGTTTTTCTTCTAGTCTCCATAAGTCAATACCAAACTCAACATGATTATTGTATGTTTGTACAAGAGCCTTTGTTTTGATAGCATAAGTACTAGCTTCTTGTATTCTAGCTATCTCAGCAATGTTATCAGCAAACTGCCTTACTCTTTCTGTACCTGTTGCAGTATGTTTTACAGATAGCATAGGTCTCATGTTATCATTTTTAATAGCAGCAGTCCATGTATTAGAACACCATATGCGAATCATACCAGCAAAGAACTTAAATGCGAGTCCTCCGTTGTGGCTATTTGCAAGTGTAACATAACCTTTAACTTCGCCATTTTTATCGCCAGGTATTATATCATTAACGAAGTCATTGTTTTCCATTTGCACATATACTTCTGCACCATTCTTAAATGAACCAGCACCTGTTACTTTGCAACCATATTCTTGTTCAAGCACATCAACTGTATTCATAAAGTCTCTGTTAGATATTGGATAATATCTTTCAGATGCTACATGAAGAGTTTCTTTTGTATCGTCTCTATATATTTCATGGAAACCTTTTATTAGTTCGTTTCCAGCATCATATATTGGACCTGTTTTTACATCCCACTCAAATGGATAGTCTTGTTTTGGTTTGATCATTGTTCTCCTCCTTATTGTTTATTTTGTTTTTGATAATAATTTACTAATTCAATAGCATTTTCTAATCCAGGTATTAAATCAGCAGTATTAGATGATACATTATCTAAACTATATTGTAATGCATATTTAATCTGTTCATATACTGAATCTTTTAAATCATTAAATTTATCGTCAAGATTATTTATTGTTTTTTTTACAATTTCACTTGTATGATTACTGTAATAATTTGTCATTATTTACCTCCTTCTTTTTCTTTTTTAATTGCTTCTTCTTCAAGATGCTTTTGTATCTTTTGTTCTTTAATGTCTAGGTCTAGCCACGGATTATTCATAGCGTGTTCAAAGTAATCAGCTTCTGCATCGTTACTTTGTTCTTCTAGTTCTAGTGCATATTCTTTCATTTTTCCCATTATTCTTCTCCTTCTTTTTTTATTACGGGTATATTAGCTTCTGTTGCACACCATGCACACACATGAAGCAATTTTCTATCTTCTTGGTCAATACGGAACATACCGCATTTACACCTAAGTTTAATTAATTTCATTCCTCCTCCTCGTTTGTTATTAGTGGTGGGTTTGCACCATGTTTAGCAAGTTCATATGCTTTATGTTTTTCGTGATTCTTAACATTAAGATGAACCATTGCTTTGAGGTAAGCAAAACCTTTTCCTTCTTTGTGATATTCTGATAGCAAATACTGATTAACAGTTCTATCAACAATACTGTAGTCTACTATATCAATAGCATACATAAATTGATTCCATTGTCTTGACATTGTTTGCTTATCAATAAAAGGTTTTAGTTTTTTACCAATCATTATAAGTTTTTCTTTCAAAGACTCAGGCATATCTTTAAATATGATTTTAACTTCTACAGCAGCTTGTTGTTTTTGATTTGTATAACCACACGCAGGACATCTCATTCTCCTAATAACCCTCTGTTTTTAGACCATTTATTAAAATCGCTAATAAAAACATCATGGTCGTACTTAGAAGGAAATTGTTCAGAACAATCTTTACTATGAATCCAAGTAATAAAATCGTCATAATCTCCACCATGTTCTTTTGAAAACATTTCATCAAACATTTCGTATTGTATATTTAATCTAGCACCTTCCATTATTCTGTAATATTTACTTTTTATTTTCATATATTTTCCTTTCTTTTATTGATAGGGGGATACGAGTAAACCACTCGCCTTATCCCCCCATCAGTAGCTAACTACTTATTTTTAGAATGGCAAATCGTCATCATCATCTTTAGATGATAATTCTACTTTACTAGCACCTTCTAATTCAAACAAGCCTCTTTCTTTAGCAGTTGTCATTTCTTCACCTTCTTTATTTGTCCACTTCTCATGCACAACGCTAATTACACATTGTGTACCAGAAGCTTGGTCAAGGTCAAGTTCGACAGGTAATGTATAAGCTTTACGCTTTACTGTTTTACCATTACTATCTTCAACTTCAACTACTTTTTCTTCTATATCATATCCAGCAACTTCAAGAAACTTATGATATCTAAAGTTGTTATTTGTGTTTGGTACATGTAGAAGGGTGTCTAAGCCAAGAGCTTTAATATGTGGTGTGTCTTTCCATATCCATATAGGACTAGACCATATATGTCTACCAGCATGATTAGCATTTTCATCACTAATTTTATACTCGACTTGTAGCATATCAGCAACATGATTAACACCATCTTCTGTACGACTTGGTATTACTTTATCTTGTTGCTTCCTTTCTACAGCCACAATAATTGCCTTGTACTTACCTTCTGCAACTATTTCTCTTGATTGTTGTGGTCTATCTGAAGGTACAAACGTAGTTGTTTCCATGTCTAATAAAGCCATTATTTACTCTCCTTTTCATATCGGTTTTTTATTTCGTTAAATGCTAGTTCGTAATTAGTTATATTAATACTACCAGCTTTTATCTTTGTGTTAAGATTGTTTTGCAATTTATTTAGCTCATCAATCTTATCTTTGTTGCTATCTCTTAGGTCATCGAACAACTCTCTAAATAAAGCATGTTCTTCATCACCAAGATCAAGTATTTGTTTGCGATAAACATCATCTGCAATATGGCACAATCTGTTTATTGCACGTTTCAATGCGTTTGAGTTAGCACTTGCAACATTATAATCAATGTTTACAACATTTTCAGGTGTATGTGGTTGTCCTTTTTTAAACTGCACTCTTGCAGAACCTGGACTAAAGAAATATCTTTGTACACCATTGTCATTAATTGTTAATGTGCCAGATACTGTTACCCATTCACCACCTAAAAACTGAACAGGGTTGTCACCTGCATGCACCCACGACCAATTAGGAAAATGTTTATCAAGCATATGTCTCATCCATGCTTCTTCAACATAATCTGTGCCATCACCTTTCTTTTTAACTTGTGTTTTAGGTGTAGGTATTTCTGACCTAGCAGTTGCAAGACTACGCATTATGTTTTCACGACTTTGCATTTCAGCTATATCAGTTGGTATTTGAGGTGCAACATCTTGTACTGCTGTTGCTTTTCGGTTTGGGTTTTTACGTTTCATTAACTCGCTCCTTCGTAGTTAGGGTTAGCTGGGTTGTTACATATCTTGCTATAGCTACAATAACTTTTACATTCCCAAGACATAAAAGGTACAGTCTTAGATTGTTGTGGTTCTTGTGTGCTATCAACAATTATTTTTGCTTCTTCCCAGTATCTTTCAGCAAATTCAACAAAGTTCATTGGTACTTCTACTTCGTTAATTTTGCTATCGTTTTTGTTGTATCCAATTAAAGCCATATATACTATCTCTTCGTATTCATATTTTTCTTTGTATTTATCTTGAGATAATAACCATGCATATGTGCCTAATTGAAATCTGTATTGGTCGCCACTTGTAGAATCA